GTTCGCCTCTGGCTTTGAGATCATGGCGTTGTCGTCGGCCCCGCGTGGGCTGCGCGGCAAGCAGGGCGTGATCATCATCGACGAAGCGGCCTTCGTTGACAGCCTTGCCGAACTGCTGAAGGCGGCGCTGGCCTTCCTGATGTGGGGCGGTCAGGTCGTGGTCTGTTCGACCCATGACGGCGTCGACAACGAGTTCAACACGAAGATCCAAGACATTCTGGCAGAGCGGTCGAAGTATCGCCATATCCGCATCGACTTCGACCAAGCGCTGCAGGAAGGGCTTTACCAGCGCATCTGTCTGGTCACCGGCAAAGAGTGGACGGCGGCGGGCGAGGCGGCTTGGCGGCAGGACATCATCGACTTCTACGCCGACGGTGCGGACGAGGAATTGTTCTGCATCCCGTCGATGTCGTCGGGGTCGTGGCTGACTGCCCCCCTGATCGAAGCGCGCATGACGGTCGAGACGCCGGTGCTTCGGCTTGAATTGCCGCCCGACTATCTCTTTCGGCACCGGCTGGAACAGCTTTCCTTGATGGCCCCGTTTCTGTTCGACCTGAAGGCGCAGCTGCGCGCCATTGACCTGAAGCCGCAGTTTGCCTTCGGGTCCGACTTTGCGCGCAACGTCGACCTGACAACCGGGTCTTTGATGGCCATTGAACAGCGCCTTAAACGGCGCGAGGTGCTGGCCTATGAATTGCGGAACGTGCCGGGCGACGAACAGAAGCTGATCGCCAAGACGGTGCTGGAGGCCGTGCGCCCCCGCCTTGTGGGGGCTGCGTTCGATGCCACCGGCATGGGCTGGACCGTGGCCGAGGACATGGGCCGCATCTTCGGTTTGCGCGAAGACCCCGAGGGCGCTGGCCTCGTGATGGCCGTGAAGTTCTCGGAGGAGTGGTATCGCCTCCAGATGCCGCCGCTGAAGGCTGCGTTCGAGGATGATGCCATCGCGCTGATCAAGGATGCGGACCACCTGAGCGATCTGCGGGCCGTGAAGCTCGTGCGCGGCATTGCCCGTGTACCGGTCCTGCGCGAAGGCGAGACGGGCAAGAAGCGCCACGGCGACCATGCCATTGCGGTGGCACTGGCCCATTACGCCAGCCGGTTGCGCTGGTCCGAATACAGCTACCAACCGGCCAGCCCTGCTGCCAACACCGCCGCACCTGACAGCGGCATGTATCCCGACGACGAGCAGCGCGACCCGTATCGCCCGCCGCTTGGTTCCGGCCTTAGAGGTGCCATCTGATGCGATGGGGCATGCCTAATTCAGACGGTCTGCGAAGACACTTTGCGTTGCTTCCGGTGCGCGTGGTGGGCGGCGGATGGGCGTGGTTGGAATGGGTAAAAGTCATCAACGTCTACCCTCGTGCCTACGGTGTCTGCGGTCCTGTTCGTGAGTTCTATTTGATCGAACGACGAGAGTTGATTGAACGACAAGAGGTGATCCCTTCACCGCTGAACTCTCCACCCCCTCCATTACCAAAGAGATAGCCGATGAAATCCCCCGTCCTCCTCGACCATCGCGGCCAGCCGATCCGGCGCGCGGACCTCACCACGGAAGTTGCCGCTGCCACCGTCGGCGGTGTTCGCAGTCCGATCTCGGGGTATCCGGCGGATGGGCTGAACCCGTCGCGGCTGGCGTCGATCCTGCGCGCCGCCGATGCGGGCGATGCAACCCGCTATCTGGAACTGGCCGAGACGATCGAGGAGCGCGACCCGCATTACCTCGGCGTTCTTGGCACCCGCCGCCGCGCGGTCAGCCAGATCGAAGTGACGGTCGAGGCCGGATCGGAAGATCCCGAGGACGAGGCCATCGCCCAGATGGTGCGCGACTGGATTGCCCGCGACGAGCTGACGGAAGAAATCTTCGACATCCTCGACTGCATCGGCAAGGGCTACAGCTTCACCGAAGTCACCTACGAGATGTCGGCGGGCCAATATCGCCCCCGTCTTGATTGGCGCGACCCGCGCTGGTTCCGCTTTGCCCGTCATGATCTGGCGACCCCGATGATGCTGGACGACACCGGCCAAGAGGTGCCGCTGATTCCCGGCAAGTTCATCTTCGCCCAGATCAAGGCCAAGTCGGGCCTGACCCTGCGCTCTGGCCTTGCCCGGCTTGCGGCATGGGGCTGGATGTTCAAAGCCTATACGCAAAAGGACTGGGCGATCTTCAGCCAGACCTATGGCCAGCCGGTGCGGATCGGTCGGTTCGGTCCCGGTGCGTCGGAGGCCGACAAGGCGACGCTGTTCCGGGCGGTGTCCAACATCGCAGGCGATTGCGCGGCGATCATCCCCGAGTCGATGAACATCGAATTCATCGAAAGCGGCAATGTCGGGGCCAGCCACCAGCTTTACAAAGAGCGGGCCGACTGGATCGACAAGCAGATCTCGAAGGCGGTGCTGGGCCAGACCGCGACCACGGATGCGGTCGTGGGCGGCCTCGGGTCGGGCAAAGAGCATGGCGACGTCCGCAAGGATATCGAAACCGCCGATGCCCGCGCGCTGGCCGCGATCCTGAACCGCGATCTGATCCGGGTCTGGGTGCAGTTGGAATATGGCCCGCGCAAGGTCTATCCGCGCCTGCGGATCGAACGCACCGAGCAGGAAGACCTGAAGGCGCTGTCCGAGGCCATCGGCCCGATGATCGACCGTGGCCTTGAGGTCGAGCAGGGGGCGATCCTGAGCCGTTTCGGGCTGCCGGAACCCACTCCGGGGGCCAAATTGCTGCATGCCTCGCGCGGCGTGGCACCTCAGACCGCCCCCCCGCCCGCCGTTTCGGAAATTAAACGCAATCCAGACGTTTTTAAACGGGTCGGGAAGGTTTCAGGGGCGGAGACGCATCTGCAGGCCGAAGACCCCTTGGCGGGCAAAAAAGAGGGGGGTTCTGCCGAGGACGCCCTGACCGACCGGATGATGGTCGAAGCCGAAGCGCCGATGGAGGCGATGATCGCGCAGATCGAGGCGATGGTGGGGGCGGCAGGCAGTCTGGAAGAGCTGCAGCAGATGCTGCTGACGGGCTTTCCCGATCTCGATGCCAGTGACCTGACAGCGGTCTTGGCCTTGGGGCTGGTGGCGGCGAATGCCGGGGGGCGGGTTGCTGCCGCGGAGGAAAGCCGTGGATGATATTGACCGTGCCTTCGCTCGTGTCGCTAGGCTCAGTTCGGACGATCTGAGCGCGATTGCATCGTGCGTCGAGCGATCTCTTGCAGCTGGACATTCCTTTCCAGAATTTCAGCGACGACTTTCGCACCTAGTCGTGTCGAAGAACATCCATCGAGAAAGCTCGCCGGAAACTTCACAGGGTTGCCCGTGATGTTGGCCATTTCCAGAACGACCAGCCAAGCTTTCAGCAGTTCCCTGATCGCCAAACGATCTGGCGCAGGCCATGCCAAAACCGACTCTGCTTTCAGTATGCTGTGTTGGCTGAGCTTGGCGATTGCCGCCGCAAAATCCGGCTGGTCGGAGATCAGGACCTCTCCAAAGCCAATGGCCTGCGAGAAGCCGAACAGAACTTTTCTGACATCACTGCTCATGGCGAGACACTAGATGGCTATTTCCGATTCGCCTATCTCCGCAACCTTCGGGAAGCCGTTCAAGTTTCAGGTGGCGGCGTTCCGGCTGCGGCTGGCCGAGCTGAAGGCCACGACCGGCTGGGATAAGGAAGTCTGGCAGGCCGAACATGACCGCGCCTTCATGGTCGCGGGCGCAATCCGTGCCGATATCCTCGCCGACCTTGCGGCGGCGGTCGACAAGGCGATCTCGCAGGGAACCACGCTGGAAACCTTCCGCAAGGACTTCCGCAAGATCGTCGCCGAGAAGGGCTGGAAGATCTCGCCCGCAGGTCAAGGGACAAAGGGCGGCGAGGCGTGGCGCACGAAGGTGATCTACAAGACCAACCTGTCGACCAGCTATGCGGCAGGCCGTTTCGCGCAACTGACGCAGGCGGGCTATCCGTTTCTGGTCTATCGCCATGGTGCCTCGATCGAGCCGCGCCTTCAGCATCTGGCGTGGGACGGGCTGGTCCTTCCTGCGGATCATCTGTTCTGGAAGTCCCATTGCCCGCCCAACGGCTGGGGCTGCACCTGCTACATCACTGGTGCGCGGTCAAAGGAATCGGCGCGGCGCGTGGGCGGTAAACCTGAAAAGGAACTGCCCGCTGGCTGGCAGATGGCCGATTCAAAGACCGGCGCACCTGTGGGGATCGATCGGGGCTGGGCCTATGCGCCGGGGGCGTCCGTTGCCCAGACTGTGGCATCGCTTGTGCCGAAGCTGGAAGCCCTTCCCGAAGCTCCGTCGATCGATCTGATCCAAAGCTGGCTGAAGATGGATGCCTTTGCCGATTGGATGGCAGCACCCGTCGGGAATTGGCCGCTTGCACGGATTCCGGCGGCAGACGCAGATCGTCTGAAATCCGAGGTCAAGGTTGCGCTGCTGTCCCAACAAACCGCTGCGAAACAGGAACGCGAGCATCCCGAGTTGCTCGGCCTAGATTATCTGATGGCGCAAGAGGTGATCGATCGAGCCAAGGATCGCATTCAGGATACCGCCAGCACGATGATCTATGTTTATCAGCCGACGGACGGTAACGGCTATGTGCTGGTGGTAAAGGTGACGGTCTCGGGCAAAGGGCTGTTTGTGTCGAGTTTCCGGCGGTTGAGTGCCGATGAAGCAACACGCGACCGAACACTCCGCAGGCTCTTGTCCAAAGAAGGGCGGTGAACAGGTGGCAAGGCCCCGCACCCGGTTTCCCGGAAACCTTGCATGGCGCTCCGATCAATTGATCGTGCTACGGCCGCGAGAATATTACCGTGTCACACCTGCACAGGAAATATAGCCATGTTTACCGTTGAACTCAAGGCCGAGGCCGTGACTGCCGCCCTGACCCGCGCGTCGGAGCAGCTGGGGGACATGACGCCGCTCTTCACCGATATCGGCGAAATCCTTGTGGATTCGACCAAGCAGCGGTTCGGGAAGGGCGAGGCCCCGGACGGCAGCAAATGGAAGCCCAAGTCGCAGGCCACGCTGAACGCTTACGGCGCGCGCAAGTCCAACCGTGTCGATGTGCGCCCGCTCTTCGGGCCGTCAGGCATTCTGTCGGCGCAGATCTTCTCGGAGCCTGCGGCAGATCAGGTCGAGATCGGATCGAACCGGGTCTATGCCGCGATGATGCACCACGGCGGCACCAAGGCCGCGTTCCCGCACTTGTGGGGTGATATCCCCGCGCGCCCGTTTCTGGGGGTCAGCGCCGAGGATGAGGTGAATATCACCGCCCAGATCGCGGACTATCTGTCGGGCGCGCTGCAGCCTTGACAAGACCGCCTGCGGCCAAGCAGGCTTGCACCATGCCCGATGCCTTGCGTCTCCGCACACCGTTGCGGATGTTTTGGCGGGGTCAATCCCGCGATCTTCGGGGGCATGAAAAGCCCCGTTCAACACCCCCTTAAAGACCTGCCAGTCGCGCTTGCCGCGTCGATGGATCTGCCCGAAGGCGATACCGCGCCGGAGTGGGTGCATCTGCTGCCTTCGGTATCTGGCATGATCGAGACCTTCGACGGTCGCGGCCCGTATCAGATCGCCGATGCGGAAGCCGTCATTGCGGCGTCGATGGAATACGAGCGCGGCATCCCGATTGACGAAAACCACGCCACCGATCTGGCGGCACCGAAGGGGCAGGAAGCTCCGGCGCGTGGCTGGATCAAGGAAATGCAGGCGCGCACGGATGGCATCTGGGGCCGGGTCGAATGGACCCGCGCCGGTGCGGAACTGGTGACCGACAAGGCCTATCGGGGCCTGTCGCCGGTGATGATCCTGCATGCCGACAGGAAGACCGTGCGGCTGATCCCGCGCGCAAGCCTCGTAAATTCCCCCAACCTGCGCGGGCTGACCGCGCTTCATCAGGAGCAATCCATGGACCTCACGAAGCTGGCCGAGGCGCTCGGCCTGCCCGCAACCGCGACGCTGGACGAGATGATCGCCGCCGTCGCAAAGATGAAAGACGTCGGCAAGCCCGAGGGTTCGGTCGAACTGGAATCGGCCATGGTCGAAATCGGGGCGGCGCTTGGCGTTTCCGGCACGGATCGCGCGGCCATCGTTGCCGCCGCCAAGGTGAAGGGCGCGGCCCAGCCCGCCGAAATCGCCGCGCTGCAGTCCGAGATCACCACCTTGGCCACGCAGCTGAATGTGCTGACCGAGGGCGGCAAGCGCAGCAAAGCCGAAGCCTTTGTCGACGGCGCCATCGCCCAGGGCCGTGCGGGCGTGAAGCCGATGCGCGACCGCTACATCGCCATGCACATGGCCGACGCGGCCAATGCCGAGGCGCTGATCACCGGCCAGCCGATCCTTGGCGCGGGCGTGCAGGCCCTGTCGACCACACCCGTCCAGCCCGGCGCTGCCCTGACGTCGCTGAACGCCGAACAGGCGCAGGCGGCTGACCTCTTGGGCATCGCCGCCACCGATTACCTTGCGACGCTCAACGCCGAGCGCGCCAAAACGGAGATCCGCGCATGACCGCCTTGGCAGCTGACCGCAATACCCCCGAAGCCGCAGGCACCGAGCGCGTTGGCGTTCTTGGGGCCAGCCAAGCCATCTTCGCGGGTGCCATCCTGATGCGCAACGCATCGGGGCATCTGATCGAAGGGGCTACCGCCACCGGTTCCTTCGGCGTGGGTCGCGCTGAAGAGCGTGGCACCAGCACGACTGCTGGCGTCACCAACCAGCGCTACAGCCCCGGCACCTTCCGCTATGCCAACTCGGCAGCCGGCGATCTGATCGCCACCGCTGACATCGGGGCGGTTTGCTACATCGTCGATGACCAGACGGTGGCCAAGACCAACGGCACCAACACCCGCTCTCCCGCAGGCATCATCGACAACGTGGACGCCCTTGGCGTCTGGGTGCGCTTCGATGAGGCCCTGACCCGCGCCGCCCTCTCGTAAGGCCCTCTCGCAAGGAATTGCCCTCATGCTCGTGAACGCAGCAAACCTCGACTCTCTCCGCGTCGGCTACAGCACGGCCTATGCCGCCGGGCTGTCCCAAGCCCCGTCTTTGCACAAGCGGATCACCACCATCGTTCCTGCCTCGACCAAGGAACAGAAATACGGCTGGCTCGGCAAGATCCCGAACGTCCGCGAATGGATCGGCCCGCGCCAGATCCAGAACCTGATGCAGTCGGATTATTCGATCAAGGAAAAGGCGTTGGAACTGACGCTGTCGGTCGACAAGGACGATATCGAGACCGACAACCTCGGGATCTACACGCCCCTGTTCACCGAGATGGGCGCATCGACCGGCGCGCAGTGGGACATGATGGCCTTTGCCCAGCTGGCATCGGGCTTTGCGACCAACTGCTATGACGGCCAATATTTCTTCGACACCGATCACCCGGTGCTGGACAAGGATGGCGCCCCGCAGTCTGTCGCCAATACCGATGGCGGGGCGGGGACGGCGTGGTTCCTGCTGGATGTCTCGCGGGCGATCAAGCCGATCATCCTGCAAAAGCGCAAAGACTTCCAGTTCACCTCGCTGGACAAGAACACCGATCAGAACGTGTTCATGAACAAGGAATTCGTCTACGGCGCGGATGCGCGGGCGAACACCGGCTTTGGCTTCTGGCAGATGGCGTGGGGGTCGAAGCAGACCCTGAATGCGGCAAACTATGCCATCGCGCGGGCGGGTCTTGGCGGCATGAAGGGCGATTTTGCCCGCCCCTTGGGCCTGTCGGGCAATCTGCTGGTCGTGCCGCCGTCGCTGGAAAGCGCGGGCCGCAAGCTGCTGAACTCCGAATACGCATCGGGCGGCGAGACCAACGAGTGGAAAGGCACCGCCGAACTGCTCGTCTGCCCGTGGCTCTGACCTGACGGTCGGTTTTAGCAGAGGGGGCGGGATGCCGCCCCCTTCCTTGAACCGAAAGGAAAGTCCCGATGGCCAAGAAGCCCCAGATCGCCGCGCCCGAAGACACCAAGATCGAAGACACCAAGACCGGCCCCGCCTTGGCGGCGCAAACCGGCACGCCGCAGCCTGCGGGGGGGACCGCAGCTGCGGCGGCGGAGGCGGCAGGGGATCAAACCCTTGCCGCCGATGCCAATCCCCTCAAAGGCCCGCCGGGTGTGACCGTGGTGGTCACGGCCTTGCAGCCCAGCCGCTGGCGCATCGGTCGACACTTTACGCACGAGCCGGTCTCGATCCCTGCGGATGAACTGACCGGCGAAGAGGTCAACGCCTTGTTCCTCGATCCGCTGCTGACCGTCGCCGTCATCGACGCCCCCTACTGATCCTGCCCGGCGGCCTGATCGCCGCCGCGCCCTCCCATCAAGGTTTCCCCGATGACCTATGCCACCCTCGATCTTCTGACCAACCGCGTGGGCGAGGCGATGCTGATCGCCCTGACCGACCGTGGCGAGGTGCCGCTCGGGGTGGTTGACACCGATGTGCTGGGCCGTGCGCTGGCGGATGCAGATGCGATCATCGACGGCTATCTGGCTGCGCGCTATGTGCTGCCGCTGGTCTCGACGCCCGCCCTGATCGCGGATGTGGCGCAGGCGATCACGCTGTGGAAGCTGCATGTCACCACGCCCGACGACAAGGTGAAGGCCGATTATGACGCGGCGATGCGGACCCTGCGCGACATCGCGCAAGGCATCATCCGCATTCCCGACGCTGCCGGTGTCGATGCCACGCCCTCGGGCGCGCAGGGTGTCCAGTTCATCGACCGCGAGCGGCCCTTCACCCCGGAAAACATGACGGGCTTCATCTGATGCTGGAGGCCGCAACCATCATCACCCGCCTGACTTCGACGGTGCCTGCGCTTGCCTCGGTCGAAGGGGCTGCGGAACTGGCCGCACTTCTGGCCTCGCCGCCGCAGGTCTGGAACCGCGCCCGCGCCCATGTGGTGCCTTTGGGGATCAAGGGCGGCGCGGTGCTGGATGCCGCTGGCGCATTTGTCCAGGCGATTGACGTGGCCTTCGCCGTCTATCTGAGCCTGCCGAGCCATGGCGATGCCAAGGGCGGGCGCAAGCTTGATGACGTGTCCGTGCTGCAGAACGCGATCATCGCCACCCTCTGCGGCTGGGTGCCTATCGGTGTGACCTCGCAGGGCGAGGTGCGGCTGGTCCGCGCCTATCTGGCCGAGTTGAAGCCCGGTGCCATCGTCTACGCCCTCGAATTTGCCGTGTCCGATCATCTGAGGATCATGTGATGCCGAAACCCGCCACCCCTGCCACCCCGCCCGTCCAGCTGCCCGCAAGCGGCGGCAGCTATGTGCTGAAGGACGGTGTGCCGGTTCCCGAAACCCCGCCCGCCCCCCAGCCCGCACCCGAATCTGTGAAGGAGGCCTGACATGGCTTTTTATTGGAACAAGAAAGTCCTGCTGGCCAAGATCGAAGCCGTCTATGGCACCGATCCGACCCCGACCGGCCTTGCCAATGCGATGCTGGCGACCGAGATCAAGCTGTCGCCGATGGAAGGGCAGGATCTGAGCCGCGAGCTTGATCTGCCCTATCTGGGCGGCCAGCGCAGCATCCCGACCGATCTGCACATGAAGCTGAGCTTCAAGGTCGAGCTGCAGGCCTCGGGGTCGCTGGGCGTGGCCCCGGCTTGGGGTCCGCTGCTGCGCGCCTGCGGTGTGGCGCAGACGATCGCGGCGGGGGTCTCGGTCACTTACAACCCGATCTCGTCGGCGATGGAGTCGGCCACCTTCTATCTGCATGTCGATGGCTCGCTCTATAAGATGCTGGGCGCGCGCGGGAATGCGAAGTTCACCGTCAGCCCGCAAGGCATCCCCTATATCGAATTCGAGTTCTGGGGCCTGTGGACCGCAGCTGCTGCTGCTGCCGATGCGACGCCGACGCTGACAGGCTTCATTGCCCCCATCGTGGCCTCGAAGACCAATACCCCGACCTTCACCGTGGG